TAGAATGTGGAAACGTTCCACAAAATATGACTTTTACTGGCCCGGCCTCGCACATATCGGCGAACAAGCCGTTCTATCAGGCGAAATCTACACCGACGGAACAGCAGGAGACCTGGACGTTTTCGGGTATCAAGAGCGCTTCGCCGAATATCGTTATAAACCGTCGATAGTGACAGACCTAATGCGATCAAACGCAACCAATTCACTCGACGCCTGGCACTTAGCCCAGGACTTTGAAACACGCCCGTTACTAAACGGGACATTCATACAAGACAATCCCCCGGTAGACCGGGTGATTGCTGTCCCTACAGAACGTCATTTTGTCTGTGACTTCTACCATAAACTTACTTGCGCCCGACCCATGCCGATGTATGGCACGCCTGGCATGGTTGACCATTTCTAATGGTCTGGGGCGCTATAGCATCAGCCGTTGGCGCATCGGGAGCCCTCGATTTTATCGGGGGCGAACGCGCAAACCAGGCGAATGCAAAAGAATCAAGACGCAACCGAAAATTCCAAGAAATGATGAGCTCTACAGCTCATCAGCGCGAGGTTGCCGATCTCAAGGCTGCAGGCCTAAACCCTATCCTATCCGGCACAGGAGGCCCTGGCGCCTCCACACCGTCTGGATCCACCGCACACTTTGAAAATTCCGCAAAGGGACTATCGCGCAACATACGGGAAAGCCAAATTCTGCAATCTCAAATCAAAAACCTTCAAAAACAAACAGAGAAAACAGATATGGAAATCCCACAAGTACAAGCGCAAACAAGGAACCTTACAGCGGACACAATCAACAAAACTGAAAGCAATAAATTAATTGCCCAAAACGTTGAAACAGCAGTAGCGCAAATGCAAATGTATCAAGCGCAGGCAACACAGGCGCAAGCCAGTGCCAAAAACACAGAAACGTTAAACGCAGTAAAAATGCTAGAACTGGGCCTACTTAATAAACACGAGTGGGCCCAATACGTAAAATTTCTAGCAGCACCCGCGGCCGCAGCCGTAGGAGCCGTAGGCGGCTCCATCGGCGCAATAGGCCGCGCAACAGCAAAACCGGCAACCCGCCAAACAACTATTAACAATTGGAGATAAACAAATGTCTAACATCACACCAGACAAATACCGTCGCAGAGTCTATACACCGCTTAGTGATAAACTCGTTACAGAGCAAAGCCACAAAGACGAGTGCGACATTAATAACATCATGGCTAAATACAAGATGACGGCCGTCATCAATCACAATGCCCGCTTCGCGCCGGTCTACGGCGACTTCTGCGGCATTGACTCGTTCCAAGACGCCATGAACCAGATAGTCCTGGCCCAAGAACTATTTGAGTCGGTACCCTCGGGGATTCGCGCCCAGTTCAACAATGATCCGGGCGCATACCTCGATTTCATGCTCGACCACAATAACCTTGCAAAAATCAAGGAAATGGGTCTACCCACAGACCATCTCGTAACAGGCCCCACAGGGGCCGCAGGAGCATGGTCACCCGAACCCGCTACTACCCCAGCGGGTACCCCTCCAGATGGCGCCACAGCGACCGTATGAGGCCTTAAACGTGATCATCTACAATGACCACAAACAATTCCGGCGTCTTTGGGGACGAAGTTCACTTCGTTCCCGAAGTGCCGGAGAAAACCGGGACTACCCGAGACGCTTGGCGCGTCTTGGAGAACTCGTAAATCAACACGAGCTCGACCTTGGATATACTCTATTACTTGATATAGTATATCCAACTGACAGGATTTCTTCTTTAGATAACCTGTCAACCACGCCCCCTGGGGGGGACTCCTCGGAGACTCCTACCCCCTCGGGGGGCAACTAAAACTATGAAACGGAGATTCATATCATGGCTAAACGTCGTAGCATGTCGCGTAAAGCATCACGTAAACTTTTCACGAACACCGCAAAGGGCACCAATCGCCGGAACGTTGTTCCTGGCGTTCAGCGTGGCGGTATCCGGATGTAGCGTATTCACGCCAATAATCCATAACCAAACATGCCATGTTACTACCCCGTGGATGGGTGGCGCTCTAAGCTACCCAACGATAACGGGCGATACCCGATCGTGTTCGATCGCAAACAGGCACAGCAAGACCAAGAGGTTAAATTACCATGCGGGCGTTGCATTGGTTGCCGCCTGGCCCGGTCGGGAGACTGGGCCATGAGGGCAACCCACGAAGCAAAGCAACACCGTCAAAACGCCTTCTTAACGCTAACCTATAGCGACGAACATCTGCCTACCACTGGAAGCGTCTCCAAAAGAGACCTCCAACTAGCCATAAAAAAAATCCGCACAGCCATATATCCAACCAAAATCTCTTACATGGCCTGCGGAGAATACGGCGACCAACTGGGACGCCCTCACTACCATATGCTACTTTTCGGCTACGACTTCGTAGACAAAAAGCTGCATACAAAACAAAACGATATTCCCCTATATACCAGCCAAGAGCTGGAAAACTACTGGCCCTGGGGCCATTCACTAATCGGGGAAGTAACCTATCAATCTGCCGCCTATGTCGCCCGGTACACCATGAAAAAAGTGAACGGCGATCAGGCAGAAGAACATTACAAAAAAGTGAACACAACCACAGGAGAAATACATGAAATAGAACCTGAATTTCTAATCGCTTCACGCAACCCAGCCGTCGGCCTACGATGGCTCAACAAATACCACCGCGACCTTGAAAAAGGCTACTTAACCGTCAACGGCAAAAAACGCGGCATTCCAAAATACTATGAAAAGAAATATCCCGATTTCAACGAATACCAGGCAACGATGTTGAAAGCGGAAAGGAAACAAAGTTATGATCCGCTCGACCCTGAATTAGCGGGAGACCGCTTAAGGGTCAAGGAAATTGTAAAAGCATCCCAAATCGAACGACTAACAAGGAGTCTCAAATGATCAACCAAATGTACGTAATTTTCGATTCAAAAGCGGGCATCTATAACAAGCCCTTCTTTTTCATCAATCACCAGGTAGCAATCCGAGCCTGCAGGGAACTACTCGCAGAAGAACAAAATGAAATAACCAAACATCCAAGCGATTTCGCAATGTTTCACGTCGGCGAATATGACGACGAAACCGCACATATCAAAGTCGCACAAACTCAAAACGTAATCGTAAAATTTCACGAGCTGAAATCACTTATCAACCAGGAGCAAAACACCGATGCAAACTAATCAAAGCAAATCCAACGCCTTTGCCCAGGTGCCCAAGGCAGAAATTCCCAGGTCATCATTTGACCGTTCCCACAGCCACAAAACTTGCATAGATGCCGGCATACTGTACCCATTTTTTGTAGACGAGGTACTTCCCGGCGATACGTTCAATTTGAAAACAAGCGGCTTTTGCCGCTTGGCAACGCCAATATTCCCGGTCATGGATAACATGTACCTGGAAACCCATTACTTTTTCGTTCCAAACAGACTCGTTTGGGACAACTGGGAAAAGTTCATGGGGCAACAGAAAAACCCTTCAGACTCTACTGATTACATTGTCCCCCGAATCCAGGGGGCAACACCCACAGGAGTCATTGAAGGATCACTCGGAGACCATTTCGGTATTCCGACAAAAATAACCGGACTAAGCGTGTCAGCGCTGCCAATTAGAGCTTACCACTTGATCTGGAACGAATGGTTCCGAGATCAAAACTTACAGGACTCTTTCGCGTTCTCAACCGGAGACGGCCCAGATTCATCAGCTACAACCGTTTTCCCGTTCAGGCGCGGAAAACGTCACGATTACTTCACAAGCTGTCTCCCCTGGCCACAAAAAGGCCCGAGTGTCGAAATCCCCATGGGAGATTCCGCACCCATTCGCGGGATAGGAGTCGCAACCGGCCAAACCTGGCCGACCGTCAATCAGACGGTATACGAAACCCAATTCGGCACAGGTCAAGTTGCGCCAACCTCACAAACTTATAACAGGGCAGCCCCTTTAAGTACTTCCACCATGTTTATGAAAGCATGGGAGGGAACTAATCCCGACGTTCCGCACATCTGGGCAAACCTTACAGACATTCAACAGCCGTCGACTATCAATCAACTACGACAGGCATTCCAAATTCAGAGAATGCAAGAACGCGACGCACGCGGGGGAACCCGCTATACAGAAATAGTCCGTTCACACTTCGGAGTAACATCACCTGACGCACGTCTCCAGCGCCCTGAATACCTGGGCGGCGGGAGCGTGCCAATTAATATCAACCCTATCTACTCAACCGCCGAAACCCAGGATGCCAACCTGGGCCGACTGTCAGGAGTCGGCATCGGCTCATTCAGCGGTCATGGTTTCACAAAATCCTTTACAGAACACGGCCACATAATCGGCCTCGTATCAGTACGAGCCGATCTCACTTATCAGCAAGGCCTTGCTAGAATGTGGAAACGTTCCACAAAATATGACTTTTACTGGCCCGGCCTCGCACATATCGGCGAACAAGCCGTTCTATCAGGCGAAATCTACACCGACGGAACAGCAG